AGACACTTATATTAACAATTCCGACAAATTCCAAAACAAAAATTTTGGAATAGACGAAATATTAGAAATATATGCGTCAAACGCAGGCAAAAAAACTGTTTACACAGATCCAAATTGGCACACTCCACCTCTTACCGCCTCTTCATACGGTAATAATGGATGGCTGGCATATACCACTTCTTCATTGTTCATTTATTCTGGCAGTAAGTGGTATGCTTTTAATCTTACATCTTCTGTAATACCAAATACATCATTTATTGCTAATTTTACAGGTAGATTATCTAATGTAACTACTAACCCAAAAAAACCACTTTATATTTCTGGATCTGCCAATTATGCATCTGGGTCATTTACTGGTAGTATGAATATAACAAGTTATTCGTTCTTTACAGGTAGTTGGAGTACAGGTAGTTTTTCAGGTTCTGTAAGAGTTGGTAGCTTTTTTACAAAATTAAAAGTAAACAAACGGACATATACAACCAGTCCGTTAACGTCATCTTTGACAGGTACAGGCAGCTTTAAAAATTTAAGAGGAAAAATATTAGGAAAATCAAATACCGGCATACCTTGTAGCTCCAGTTTTTATTCTCCAGTAAGAGCTTTTAATTCAGGATCATTTACAGGAAGTTTTAGTGGTTCAACTTCTAAGTTATACATAGAAACTTTAACATCTAGTAAATTGTATTACACAGATGTCAGAAATTTTGTCGGTTACTTTAAAGGTAGATATAGTGGCTCTTTTCAAGCTCCTTCGACAGCCACATACTTAAACTATCCAGAGTTTAGTAGAACATTAATTAAGTTTGATTTAACCACATTGAGTCAGTCTATTTCTAAGAACGAAATTAGTAGTTCAAAATTAAAATTTACACTCAATTTAAAAGCATGTGGTATGAGAAATCTTCCTCTCAATTATTCCATATATGCTTATCCAATAAGTCAAAGTTGGGAAAATGGAAATGGTAGATATGCAGATGACGGTTCTCAACTAGGAGCTACTTGGAACAATAGAAGTTATTCAGGTAGCAATTTGTGGTATGGTAATAAAATCACAAATAGTTATCAACAAGTAAATTATTTATTAACAGCTTCATATTCAAGCGCTAGTTTTCAAAATCAAGGCGGTACTTGGTATTATAAAGTTCCAGCTTCTTATACAAACAAGCCAAAATGGATTTGCAACTCCACTCCGTTTCCATCATTAGTCAACGGTGGATTGATTTGCAGTCAGTCATTTACTTATGGTAAACAAAGTGACATATCAATGGACATCACGCAAATTGTCCGTTCTTGGTTATGTGGATGTATTCCAAATCAAGGACTTATGTTATTGAGTTCATTTGAAATAAGTACACCTCCTCTTCAACCAACCAATGGATTGTTACAGTTTTTTAGTAAAGATACCAATACCATTTATAGTCCATATATTGATGTAGGGTGGAATGATACCGTATTTAGCACAGGCAGTTTAAAACCTGTGTCATCTTCTATACAAAATCTAATTACTTTACAGTCATTAAATAGTGCATATAAAGCTGGCAGTGTTGCTAAAATATTTGTTTTTGCGAGAGACAAATATCCTCTAAAGACATTTAATAAAGCATATCAACAACCAGCAATGGTCACTCCTAAGTATTTGCCAACTTCTTCTTATTATATGGTAAAAGATGCTGAGTCTGAGGAGGTCTTGGTTAACTTCGACGAATATACTAAGTTAAGTTGTGATGCTTTGTATGGTAATTATTTTAAATTAAATACTAATGGATTGCCTCAAGAACGTTATTTGACAGTATTTATTAAGGTAGAGTACAAGGATGGTACAATTGACATCGTTGATACTGGAAAAATATTTAAAATAACTCGTTAGTATGGCAAATATACCATTAGTATATAACGTATCATTAAGTGATATACAAACATTTAAAGACTTTGGTACATTTCAAAATAACTTTGATGATTTTGGAAATGACCAATTGGTTTACAATATATCACAATCGTTTGATGGCAAATTCAATTATATTAAATTGCCAATTAAAAGTTTTTTATATAACGAAAACAAAATTGCCGATACATCTACTGTAGAATTCACCGAATTACAAACGTCTGCAGTTGAAGAAAAAAGAAATTTGACAGATGTTATAATTCAGTATAATAATTTGATTGAGGAAAATAGAATCTTAAATCAAACGGTAAATAGCTTGGTGGAAAAATACGAAAACAACGATGACAAACAAGTTATCGCCGCTATGAAAAACGAAATTATTGGTTTACGAATCAAATTGGGACAAGGAAAAGTTCCTTCGGATTTTGGTGACGACTATCCATTTTTACCATTAACTTCTTAATATGCCTTACGACTATTTGACAATAAACGATAATGATTTAAATAAGGGCATTACAAGTGCATCTTATTTGAATACTAATTTACAGTCTTTGTACGAACAAAAATTGGTCAATGAGGATATATTTTATGGAGAATCTGACGATGACTTATTTGAGTTTACTCTTTATAATAATAACCAACAACTAGTAAGTTTTAACAGAGTAGTTCCTTCAGTTACGTATTCTGTATTACAAGGAAGTTATAGAGATATTAATAACGTATTGCGATCATACAGATTTGCAAACCCATTTACAAATATTGTATCTTATAAGAATGATATTTTATTACATCCACAATTTGATTTAAATGCAAGTGGAGTGGGTCCTGGTTTATATTATTTGTTGTATAACCCAGTTAGAAATATAGCTGGTAATCCAACGAACAGATTAGTTATAAAAGAGATATCTCCTAGTAGAACTGAGATACGTTTGTCTTACGCATTTGATACAACTAAAAATGAATCATCTAGATTAGACGCTGTTAAAATAACATCTTTTGCGGATAAAAAATATTTGCTGTTAAGAATTTATCAAGATTTAATTGGTATTATTAAAAACAATCCAATTGAACAAGACTTTCTATTAAATAAAGACAAGTACAATTACGCAGATATTTGTTTAAAGTTGGGTCTTAAAAGTGAAGCTGAATTACAAGAGTTTGTAACATCAACTTACGTTGGGTACAATACAGTTATAAAATTAAATAACGATGTAGATAATGTAATTTTACAGACAAGTAAATTTTCAGGTGTACAAGAACAAATTAATAATTTCATTTACACATACAACAACGTAGAATTTAGCAGTGAAGAAATATTGGACTCTTTTAGAATAATCACACTAAAAGTATCTCAAGATAGAGTATTGCAAAAAAGCTCTATAAATGATATCGATCTACAAAATATATTGGGATTGTTTGAACAAACAATTTATACCGATTGGATATTGCCACAGGTAACTAATTTACTTGCAAATTATAAAACAAAATATTACGGTTATTACAAGAATGCTTTGAATTTCGACAATGGAAATTTAATAAAAATTCTAGACCATACAAACTATTTGAATCCAACGGATGGTACTTTTAATGTCCAAGTAAAATTAGATGTTCCATTGCCTTTGCAGTACAATGTAAAAACTACTTGTTGGATATCAAATATATCAATTGCTCCAATTTATTTCAAAGCTAATTTATTTACATCAAAAATATCAAGAAAGGTATTTTTAAACGATATAAACTTTGATGTACAGGTAAATGCTGTAAACTCTTCTACTCAAAAATTCGATAGTAATGATGCGTTTACATTGGATAAAGCAAAGATAAGATTAAAAGAAAAGTATAATGATTTGTATATCGATTATACAGATTTTAACAATTTCATTAATTATTCATCCGCTGAATTACGTACTAAGATCGCTAAGAATAAGATTAAGGATTATAATCAACTTGAATCCGTTAAGAAATCAACGATTACATCTTCGTTGAATACAAACGCTTTAATTTCTTCTTCTTACAGTCAGTTAGTAAATCAAAAAACAGCGCAACAAATCACATTGTTAGATACATTCGATGAGTACGAATCCTATTTGTTTTTCAATTCATCAAGTATAGATGATAAAATTGATGAAGCTATTACGTATGATTCAGATAACTATAATAGTTTAGTATATCAACTTCCTGAGTATGTAAAGGACGATTCCGATTCAGCTGATTATATAAAATTCACAGCAATGGTTGGTCATTTCTTTGATAATATATTAGTATTTATCAAGAAGTTTCCCAAAGCATATCCTATTTCTAACAATGATTCAAACTACTATCCAAAAAATTATATAGACGAATTATTGAATAGTTTTAGTTGGAATATTGATATTGATAAATTTTCTCAGAGTGATTTGAATCAATTGTATTTCAATAACCAAGAAATTGCAGGTTATAATTCCGCATCTTATTTTGATTATACAAAATCAATTTTAAATAGATTCGCAAATAATATTTCATCTGTATATAAATCCAAGGGTACAGTCAATTCATTCGAAATGATACGTACTATGTTTGGCATTCCAGCTGGAATAATATCAACCAGAGAATACGGAAGTGCTGATGCTTTTTCTAATCGTGATAATTACTTTGTATACGATGATATCATTTATATGACAGATTTCAAGGAAAATAATTTCTTGAATTTTGAACACACTAGTAGCGATTTCATTTATACTACTAGTAGTTATTATGCATCTGGATCTAACATTAACACATTCACTAGTAGTACCGAGTATTCTTCACGATTTAACGGCATATCTACAATAGAATTTTCTTTAAGATTTAAGTCTACAGATTATAACTTTGGTGATAAAATACAATTGTTGTCGAAGTATAGAAATAAAAAATCCGATTGGAATTTATTTGTTAAAAAATCAAAACAGGTTGAGTCAGGTCAATTAATATTTGAAATTCACCCATATGAATTAGGCAATACAACATCTAGTTTGGTGTTGAATGAAATGCCTTTGTTAAACGGTAACATTTTTACAGTGATGTTAAAACGTGAACCTATCGCTGGTGATTTTGATAAATTGAATATAAGTTCAAGTAAAATTATTAATAAAGTTACACCATTTGTTATAGAGGACGACGGAGACTTCGTGGTTGAAGATGATAATGATTTTGTAACATTAGCGTCCCAAAAAACAACTTTAACTTCATCATATTTCGTCAATTCAACAAAAGAATATATTCCATACGTTTATAGTCTATCTATTAATCAATATGATGGTAGCACTAAGAATTTTTCATCAACTAAACGTAAAATTATAAGCCATACCGCTAATAGAAACTTTTCATCAGGCAGTTATTATATAGGTAATTATTCATCTTCAGTTTCATTTATAGGAAATTTGGATAAAATCAAAGTTTTAAAAGACCCACTTGATAATCAATATTTCGATGAACATTCCTATAATTTAGACTCAATATCAATACCAAATAAGGAAGATGTTTATTCTAATTTGTTTTATTTATGGAGTTTTGATACGCCTGTAGATTTGTATTCACCCTCATCTATTCGTACATCTGTAGACAATCAAAATATCTATTATCAGACACAATTCTTTGCTTACAATTTCGGCCAAAAAGAAAAATATTTTAGTTATCCAACTTGTTCTAACGTATCGATTAATCAATTTCCATATCAGTTTGATAAAATCAATGTTAAACAAACTATAAATACAAATAATTTTGGGCCAAATTATAAGATTAACAGTAAGATAAACAAAATAACAGAAACTGCGTTGTCTAATTTAACACCATACGATTATTCAACACGTATTCAGGACAGTTTGGGTGATGATTCCATCTTATCTGGATTTTTTATAAGTCCATATAACTATTTGAATCAAAAAATAGAGAATTTTATAGGTTTAGATGGTATATCGGATATCATCGGTGAACCTGAAAATCTAACTAAACAAAACTACGTAGGTTTAACTACCTTACAACGTGAATTTGGCAAAATCAATGAAAAATATGTATACCCACAAGAATTTTATAGCACTTATAAATTCTATATCGATTTTTCTATATTCGACGTTGTTCAAAATTTGAAACCAGCTAGATCCAATTTATTAACAGGAGTTTTATTGGAGCCAAGCTTGTTCGAACGTAAAAAGTTTAACTACAGAGATGTTGAGTTTGTAACAAATGACGAATTCAATTTATATTTTAATAATAAAGCTACATTTACATCGTCATTAATAAATACGAACAATACTTCAAGCTTTACTATAGTAACCAGTTCACGTGTTAATGACATTACATCTGATAAAAATACATACAACTATTCTCGTCTTGAAATTAAAGATACAATAGATGATCGTGATTTTATTTATGCAAAATATGGGAAGTATGTATTTGTTGATCCAAATGGATATAATGTACGAGACACCGTTAATGTAGGTAAAAAAGATTATTATCAATGCGTTAATAACGACGGACTTGTAGTAACATTTACTTCTTCTTTTTATGAAGTTCAAGTTATTGGTTCTGGATCGGGATATTCAACAGGTACATCTGGCACAGCAGGTTCTTCTGGTACATCCGGAACATCAGGCACCTCAGGCACTTCAGGTACATCTGGTACAAATTATATAGGATTTAATGTTCAAGTTACAGGAAGTAAGTACTTAAAAAACTACTATAAAGGTGTGTTTAATACAGGATATTCTAATAGACATTTAAGTAAATTCTCATTTGTTGGAAGTAGAACAAAATATCAAGCAGTAAGTAGTTCTAAGACACAACTTGTGAACGGATTAAAGTTGAGTTCAAAAGGCGATATTACATACTACACTTATATCAAGGGTAAAAATGACAAAAATAGTACTGTAAATAGAGACGGCATTACAAATGGAAGTGCGCCTGTTATTACTATACCTGGATTTTTAAGTTTGAATATTGAAACCAATAATGCTCCTGCATATGGTGACACAACTGGTTCAATCGGTAATACTGACTCACTATTCACACAATTACCATTAACTGCGTCTTTACTAACCAGTGCAAGTTTGGAAAGATACATAATGAATTTATAATTCATATTTTTGAGTAAAAATTAAAACTTATCAATAATTATTATATATGGCATATTTAAATAACAACATTCTTACAGCGAATGCTGTATTGACTAAAAAGGGAAGAGAAATCCTCGCAAAAACGGGTGGATTAAACATTACAGCCTTTGCGTTGGCTGACGATGAAATCGATTACACACAGTTTAATCCAAATCACCCACTAGGCAGTGCATATTACGACATAGCTATTCGCAATACTCCTATTATGGAGCCTATTACGGATGAATCACAGTCAATGAAGTATAAGTTAGTAACTTTAAATGATGGAGTAACATCTGTACCAACAATAAGTGTAGCACAAAGTGTAATTACTGTAGATAGAGATTATACCGGCGAACTCTTAATTAGTCCTAGTACAAACCCAACTTACAATGTTACTCTTGGGTATACTGCAATTTTGGCAAATAAAAACGTAGGCACATTGGTTGTGACCGAAACAAATAGTTTGAATTCAACCAGTGCTACAATTCCTACTTTCTCAGGAGATTTAACTTCGCAAACTTCTCAAGTAGTAGTAGGTAACAAATTTAGATTTGTTCCAAATGCTGGTTTGTCTAAAACTACAACCACTAATATTACAATTATTGGCAATGAAAGTGGTGGTAACACATCCATTACAGTGACAGTTAAAGTCCCAACAACAACATAATTATGATATTTAGTAAATTTAATAATGACGACATCGTAGTGGGTAGAATAAATCAAGTATCTTCTGGTTTATTTGGAACTGGCAGTTTATTTGTTAGTCAATCTACGTTTGTAACACAATCAGGTGTTACTGGTCAAGCTAATCAACTTACTGGTTCTAGCCCATATGATGTAAGAAATGGTCAATATTATCTTGATATTTACTCAGGCGGAGACTTATATTTTGATGTAGCATACGGCGATTATGCAAATAGTGGTAGTTCACGTTTTGATGTCACTACTTATACAACTCCAGTATTGACAAATGAAACGAAAGTTATCTACTCTCAATATAAAAACACTCTTTTACAACCAGGAGATACGTTATTTAGTTTTGCATCCGGAAGCGTAGATAATATCGTAGACAGTGAAGCTGTTTATGTAATTAGTTATGCCGCAGATAAATTTAAAGATCAAATAGATCCAGGACAAATACAAATTTCTTTCAGTGGATCAGTTGCACCGAAAAAATTTACATTTATCGATGATTCACAAATTGTAAATAAACAACAAAATTCATACAATTTAATTTCCGGATCAATTGTAAATGGAATCGCTACGCCTTATTTGAAAAATGGATCGCCTGTTTATGCGGGTATTGGTCTGATGTATCCATCGAATGGCGTTATCGTATTTAATGCTATAAATCTAGATAAATACGTTGGAATTACAGCTGGTCAACAAATTTTAAATAGAAAAAACTATTCCAATAGTGTAACTACTACAAATCGAAGTGGATACTGGAAAGTTTGGACAAGAGATTTTTATAATGCTCTTAGAAGATCCAAATCAACTATGGGAGTTAGAAAGTCTGAATTTGTACCTTCTACAAATTACTTCGTTCGTGTTAAAAATAAAGAATTTAATTATAGCAATAATCCAACTTTTGTTTCAGATGGAACTGATGGTTTGACCAAAGGAACTATTATTTATCAAGATCTGATTAATAATCCAAGAACATATATTACCTCGGTTGGTTTATATAATGATAATAATGAACTATTGGCGATTGGTAAAATTAGTCAACCTACAATGAAATCTTTTGATAACGAATTATTGATTAAGGTGCGGATTGATTTCTAATATATAATAGTTTGTTTTTATTCTATTTATAATAGAATGATCAAATTTTTTAAAACACAAGACGTACTGGTTACCAGATTTACTGTTTCCAAAGAAAAGACGTTTAATAACGTTTTAAATAATCTTCTTTTTGGCACAGACGGTACCGATGACAGTGCATTTCCGATACAATTGTCTTATATTTCTTGCGATAATAATAAGTCTGGAAGTTGTGAGGGAGTTACTTTCGATGATGTATATTTAGCAATTACACAATTTGAAGAATCGTCTCAAATTGATTTTTCAGTGGGTAAATATGTAAATTCTAGTTCTGTTTTTTATCCGTCGTCAAGTGCTAAATGGAATCCAGTGGTTAATCCTGTAAATGTTAACGGTACATACAAGGGACAGGTTTATAATACTGTAAATAAAATGTATTATAACAATTACAATAATAGTTATAACATATTTGGTTTTGACGATTACGACCATCAGCGTACAAAATTAGATTTGACTAATGATTTTTCTTTATATAAATTAACCGTTGATCAAACTGGCGATGGAATTAAAAGAAATTCGGTTGTGATATATAATCAATCAGGAGATATAGTTTCCAACATACTCGACGATGGAAATCATAATTTGATATTGGGTGGTACTTATTTTATTAATAGTTACGAATTCACTACTGGAAGCAAAGATACTGTAGAAAACCGTGGTACTTATGGTTTGGGTTATTATTTATTGAATACATAGTATGAGTTTAATTAACATATATAACGAACGATATGGTACCTCTGTTGCTACTAATGGTAATATAATAGCAATAGGAAATCCCCCAACTAAAAACTGGAGTTATTCAGAAGGATTTTCCCGCAGGGGTCAAATATTTTTGGTTCGTAAAAATCAATTTGAATCAAACTATGAAGTAATTAAAACTTTATTCAATGAAAACGATAATTTGTTAACTCCATATTACACAGAACAAAGTAGTAGTATGGTAAACACAAGTTCTTTAATTGCTAATAGTGGCAGTTTACCAAATGTAAATACATCGTGTAGTTATTTAACAATTGAAAATGATACCAAATTTGTTTATCAGAGTAAGTACGGAGAATCTTTGGACGTTAGTGATTATTTTCTCGCAGTGAGTGATGTTTCATTAACCCAAAGTATTGATAATAGAAACCTCTTCACACAAAATCAGGTAAATATATACGAAATCGATCCAAATTACGTATATGAAAGCGGAAGTATAAGAGCCAAATCCACTGAGTTTACCAAGGAAACTATAAGTACATACGAAATAAGTTCAACTCCGATTGCTTATTTAACATCATCGATAAATTCCCAATTTGGTAAATCTGTTAGTATATCGAACAATTATCTAGCGGTAGGTGCGCCGGGTTATAACAATGGTAGAGGATGTGTGTATGTTTTTAAGAATGTAAACAATAACTACAATTTTGTACAAAAATTAAGTAGCAGTGTTAATCTAGATCCATATCAATCCTCATTTGGATTCAGCGTTTGTATAGATAAATACACTGAAGATAAGTTGGTGGTAGGATGTAACCAAGTATCCGCTAGCAAAGTGTTTTTATTTACATCTGGTTCAGGCGGATGGAGACTGTCTCAGAGATTCCAAAATATAACTGGATCTGAATATTTGAAATTGGAGGGTTTTGAATTTGATTTGTATCCATCTGGAAGTTTGTCAGCCGCTCAGAAAAACAATAGATTTGGTTATTCTGTGTCTTTACATAAAAACGTTCTAGCAATAGGTTCTCCCAATGATCTTTTGTATTATGAATATTCAGGATCAAATCTGTTAAGACAAAGAGGAGCAACTTATATTTATGAAAATGGATTGTGCCCAACTGGATCCAATCAATATTTGTTTATTAAAAAACTTTATGGCGATGAAATAACCTTTAAAGATAATATGATGGGTTATTCAGTATCAACATACAATAATAAAGTATTGATAGGATCACCAAAACCATATTTCCCATTTAGTTCACTTTATATTTCTAGTTCAGTTAGGTATTATGATAAATTTTACGACGTAAATGATTACGGCGAATCAAGTTATTGTGGTCAATGTTTATATTATAACGTTAGTAATTCTATTGTAACGCAGGTTACTACAGATCCTATTGCTAAACGAAAAGAGTATAATAAACCATTTAGTGCATTTGGATATTCAGTGGCTTTATCAGAACCAAATTTAATCGTTGGATCTCCTATTCCATTGAATGACGATTTATACTTAAGTATACCATTGATAACAGAATCAGGCAGTTACAGCGATCCTAATTACGTAAAAACATCATCGTTTAATCCTGAAAACTGCACTGAGTCTGCTCATGTAGTATATTTTCAAATAGAAGATACTGTTTATGGAAGTGGTAGCGTTGAAGCAAAAATTGCTTTACAAATGGAGGCAGAAACATATACTGATATAGTTGGTAAAGCTTATATTTATGACAATTTAGATTTAAAAACAAATTATCCAGTTGGTAATATTTTTTATAACAACAATAGTTTGGTTTTGAATAACACAGGCAGTGTACTGAATTTGTTGACAAGAGATCCTGTTAACCCAGACCAACCATCTTTGTATATGGATTACAGAACACTCATAACAACTTATGAAAAGCAGTATATTTGCACAATAATGCCTGGGGAATTTAATATATCAACGAATCCTACAGCTACAACTTCATCGCTGATAAATTATTGTGTATTTAACAAGAGCACATTTAATTTCGAAAATTTAGATATCATTTTAAGATATATAAACTATAAGAACGTTGTACCTGGTTCTGAAAAATGGTATTTAAATATGATATCAAATGATGTAGAACAAAACATTTTTGGGTTCTACACTTCGTCTTATTTAAATTATAACACTAATTTACTAACACCTGATTTGAAAAATATATTGGCAGAAAAGAATTTAGATGTGGATAACGATGGCAAAGTAGATATTTACGACGGTAAAATGATGTGGAAGTATTTCATTGAAAAATTAAACTTTACCAATTATAAATCTTATTTGAATACTTTAAGCAATCGAAATAACTACGATGATATTATTAGATTCTTGGATAACCAAACGGGTAAATCAATCAAGAATTACGTCAAACAACCATTTTTCAATTATCAATATAGTTCATCAATTGATCCAACTGGATCTTATTTAGCACCATATATAACTACAGTTGGACTGTATAGTGGATGTGACTTGGTTGCGGTGGCTAAATTAGCACAACCAATTAAAAATACGGGAGAAATTCCAATAAATATTTCTGTTAAATGGGACACTTAATTATATTTATTATATAATAGAACAAATATATGGCAACATCACCAGACGCAAAAGTAATTGACCGTGAATCATTAAAGACCAGTTTGGAAGCTAGATTTCTAGCCAAACAAAAAGCCGGCGGCGCGTTTAATGCATATAAAGCTACCAGATTCATACCAGGTGGTACTATGTTGGATGGATTACAAGGATCAATGGGATATTCACAAAAATCTCGTCAATATACAGTTAATCCAGGATTTCTTACGTCAATCGACAATCAAGAAGAAAATTTTAATAAAGAAGCGTTGAATTACTCTGACACTTTGCCAGGATTTAATACGAAACGATATTTTCGTTGATATGTATTTTAAATGGTTATATTAGGTCTGGATTCATCTACATCAGTTACAGGTTGGGCATTTAGTAAAGACGGAAAAGTCTTGGATGCCGGTTATATTGATACCAAAAAGTTTGAAACAACAAAAGAAAAAACTTATTTTGTTATATCTGAATTGGAAAAGAATTCTTTAATTAAAGATGTCACTGATATTAATTTGGAAGCGGCTCTTAGTGGTTTCGCCGGCGGATTCACATCACAACAAGTTATAATCACATTAGCCCGTCACAATGCAGTGTTTGCTTACATTATAGAAGAACACTTCAAAGTCAAGGTAAATCTATTGTCTGTTAACACTATGCGTAAACAGTTGTTTGGTAAGTGTAGAATCAAGGGAGTCAAATCAAAAGACTTTGTGAGAATTGAACTTGAAAAGATATTGCCCGAAGTCACCAAGTTCACAGTACTAAATAAAAAAGGCAATTGGGATGAACGAAACGGCGATATGTACGATGGAATAGTCTGCTCTCTATATAAAAAGTTGTAAACTACAAAATCTGTGTTATATTGTTTAAAATGACTGTAGTTGACACTCTATCAAGATTATTTAAACAAAAAGTTCACATCCAAAAAGGCGGTGAAGAAATTCTTGTTTTTTGTCCCAATTGCAAACATCATAAACGAAAGTTAAACATAAACACCAAAACTGGGTTTTACCAATGTTGGGTGTGTAACTTTAGCGGAAAAAGTTTTCATAGTCTTCTTAAAAAAGTAAAAGCGCCCAAAGAATATTATGACGTTTTATGTAAAGATGTACCAAAACGAAATAACGTCGAAGTAAAAGAAGAAAAAAAGATATTAAGTTTGCCTGAGGAGTTTAAACCGTTGTGTAAACCAAATAGTGATATTGAATATAAACGTGCTTTGAGTTATTGTTTAAATAGAAATATAACTACGCTTGATATAGTTAGATACAATATTGGTTATTGCAATAGTGGCGCATTTATAAATAGAGTAATTGTGCCATCATATGACTCCACAGGAAAACTTAACTTTTATTGTGGCAGATCATTTTATGATGGATATCTCAAATATAGATTGTGTGATGGTAGCAAGGACATCGTAGGGTTTGAGTTGTTTACAGATTTTAATCAACCGATTACTTTGGTTGAAGGTGTATTTGATGCTATGTCTGTGAAATATAACGCAATACCTCTTTTTGGAAAAACATTATCCAAAACACTCAGAATGAAGTTGATGGATAATAAACCACCTAGAGTAAATGTGCTTTTGGATAACGATGCATTATCATCAAGTCTGAAAATTTGCGATTTTTTACTTGCCAACAATATAGAAACTTATTTGGTACGTCTTGATGGTAAAGATCCAAATGAATTGGGTCACGAAAAGACTTGGCAAACCATACACAACAGTGTTAGAATGAATGAGAGTCTACTGTACAAGTTTAAATTAACGGTTAAATTATGATTATACTAAAAAATACCGACGATAAAATCAACTGCGTGATGCATGTTGCAGATATTCACATTCGTCTGACAAAACGACACGACGAATATACATCTGTATTTGATCGGTTTTATAATGCTTTAGATAAAGCTAAATCATTAAATGCAATCTTAGTTATTGCTGGCGATGTTTTTCACAACAAATCAGATTTAAGTCCCGAGTGTGTTAAAATTGGAAGCGACTTTCTAAAAAGTTGTGCTGATCGTGTACCCGTAATTTTAACAGCTGGTAACCACGATGCTACGTTAGCAAACAAGTCACGATTGGATTGTTTAACTCCAATTGTACAGGCATTAAATCACCCAAACCTTTATTATCTAAAAGATACCGAGGTATATCGTTATCAAAATATATTGTTTAATAACTTCAGCGTATTTGATGATCCTGATAAGTATATTCGATATAAGGATATTCCATCTAAACATCGCGTAGAAACAGATCATCACATTGCATTATTCCACGGTCCAGTAAACCACGCTGTTACGGATGTTGGATATACTGTAAGTAATCGTGCTATTACAAATGAACTATTTGATGGTCATCACATTGCAATGTTGGGCGATATTCATAAACATCAAATTCTACAAGAATATGATGAAACTGAAAGTAAGCCTGTAATTGTATACGCTGGATCTATGATTCAACAGAACCACGGCGAAGATCTTAAAGGACACGGATTTTTGATGTGGGATCTAAAGAGAAAAGTTTATAAACACTATGAACTTAAGAATGATTATGGTTTTTATACAATTGAAATCAATAAAGGTAAATTAGTCACAGACATCAGCAATATTCCATCAAAAGTTCGCATTCGTACACTTTGTTGTGAATCTATTCCATCTCAGGTAAAAGAAATTATCAATGAAGTTAAGAATAAGTGTGATATCATTGAGACCACATTTAATCGAATTGATGAACCCACAACAGATTTGACTTTAAAATCCGGTCAAATATTTGATATCCATAATATCTTTGATGTAGACTATCAAAATAAACTGATTGAAGAAAATCTTTTATCAAAGAACGTTTCAGCTGATTTGATTTATAAAGTCAAAGAGTTGAATAAAACTATTAATTTGGAAATACCAAAAGATAAAGCTCCAAAGAATATTCGTTGGAAGCCAAAGATTTTTGAATTTGATAATATGTTTAGTTATGGTGAAGGAAACTTAATTGACTTTACCAAATTGAAAGGTACAATTGGATTATTTGCACCTAATGCTAGTGGTAAGTCCAGTATTATGGACGCATTGGCATTTTGTGTATTCGATAAGTTTAGCAAAGGATACAAAGCTGTACACGTATTGAATACTCAGAAAATGAGTTTTCGTTGTAAGTTCAACTTTGAAGTAAATGGAGTCGATTATTTTATTGAACGAGATGGCAAGGCTGATAAAAAAGGAAATGTCAAGGTTGATGTCAAGTTTTATAAAATTGAAAATGGCAATGAAGTACCACTGAATGGTGAAGCTCGTCGTAGTACTAATGATATCATCAGAGATTATGTTGGTACATATGAAGACTTTATTCTGACAGTATTAAGTATTCAAAATAGTAAATCTGGCTCATTTATTGATTTGGGACAGACTGAACGTAAAGACTTATTGTGTCAATTTATGGGTCTAACCGTATTTGATCAGTTATACACTATTGCAAATGATAAGTTTAAGGAGACTAATACACTACTTAAGAACATCAGCAAAGATAGTTTAATTGAAGATTTACAAAATGTTTCTGGTAGCATTGATCTAAATAATAAAAATATATCACAGTATAATTGTGATATAAAAGATCTAGAGGTCAAGAAAGAAGATCAAAATAATAAACTTTTAGAGTTGTCTAATAATATCATTAAAACAGCTAATTTTGATTTTGATATAACCAAATTAGAATCTGAAAAGACACAGTTGGAATCTAAGATCAATACATTTGAAACTGATATAAACCAGAAGAAAACTAAGTTTTCATCAATTGAAACGCAACTTTCAGATTTATCTTCTTCTTTGAAGAGTTGTGAAAATATAGAAAGTGATTATGATCAATATAAAATCTGTAAAGATAACGAGTCTAAAAAGTCTTCTGAAATAGAAAAACTTAAGGTAGTAGTTAAGAATAAAATTGATAAGTTAAAAAAGTTAGAGGAACACAAGTATGATCCTAATTGCACGTACTGCGTAAATAACGTATTCGTAAAAGATGCTATTAAAACTAAGGAAGAACTTGAACTTGATAAAAACAAGGGCAAAATCTTAGTAGAAGAATTTAATGTTATCAAATCTAAGTTGGATTCATTTGGAGATATTGAATCTCGTTATAAGGAATGTCAACGTATAGATGCCGAAAAAGTTAAATTGGAAAAGACCAAGGAAGTTTTATCAACGGCAATATTGCGTGATGAAAACTTCAAGATCCGATTACAAAATGATTTGAATGGGGTAATTCAAAACATTGAAACTTTTTATAAGAACAAAGATATTATTGAAAACAATTCCAAACTACTTGTTAGTGTTAATGAAGTAAAAACTATTGTTAAGAATATTGAATCGGAGATTAAATCGGTCAATAATAAATTGTTTACCTCTTCCACTGAAAAAGGTAAGTTGGAATTACAATATAAAAATACTACAGAACAACTAAATAAAGTTAAAGACCTTGAATCTTCGTATGAGGCTTATAAGTTGTATACTAATATTATTAGTCGAGATGGCATTCCATATGAAATCATCACCAAAACATTGCCTGAAATTGAAAAAGAGGTAAATAATATTCTACAACAACTTGTTGAATTTACCATCACTCTTCAAACAGACGGCAAGAACATTATGACTAACATTGTTTACGATGATAAACGTTGGCCACTAGAAATGGCAAGTGGTATGGAGAAGTTTGTCAGTGGTTTGGCTATCAGAGTATCTTTAATTAATATTAGTAATTTACCAAGACCAAATATCATTTGTATTGATGAAGGATTTGGTTGTGCTGATAGTGATCATTTAGGACAAATGGGAGCTTTGTTTAGTTATTTGAAACATCAATTTGATTTTATTTGGGTAATTAGTCATTTGGATCAAATGCGAGATATGGTAGATGAACAAATCGAAATAAAAAAAGAAAATGGATTTAGTAAGGTAGTATATATTTAATATGTCCTTTACCGATACCATTTATTTAGAAAAATTTGGCAAATTAACTATCAATATTTCAGATGATGGGGTATTTCAAACTATAAACGACGGCTCTATTAATTGTGAATTCTTAATAACACTAAGAAGTTTGGATTCTAATCTGATTTCAAACGTAATGTATCACCACTGTACAGTTGGATATGATCTATGGACATATAATAACCCTATATATTATATTCAAAATATTTTAAAAAAAATTCATCCTGGTTTTTCTATAGAAATACACGATGTAAATACAAATGATCTTTTATTTAGTAAAAATTATCACGGTGTTAAAAGGTTTAGATGTTTGGATTTGAAATCTAAAGATGACGATATTACTTACCCATCATTTCATACATTTTTTTATGATGATTATTTCCTAGATAATTTTAACATAAAAGACGGAGATGTTGTTTATGATATGGGAGCTAATATAGGAGCATTCTCAATTGCATGTTCAAACTATAATGTTAAAAAAATATATGCATTTGAGCCACATCCAGAAATATTTGACCACTTAAGTTATAACTTGGATAAGTATGGAAAAAATGCAACATCATTTAATAAAGCAATTGCAGGAACGTTTTCAAAAGTAAAATTTGGTACCAAAGAAACTACCGTTGGATCTAGCATCAGTGACAATGGAACGTTTGAAGTTGATACTATTAATTTGGAAAAGTTTGTAGCTTCCAATAATTTGGAATTGCCAACCTATCTTAAAATTGATATTGAGGGTGCCGAATATGACTTTTTTGAAAATACCAGTGATGATTTCTTTAAAAACGTTCGTAGTATATTTTTTGAATTTCACCATAATAACGGTTCAAATGTTTTGAAAATAATTGACCGATTTAAAAATTTAGGATACACGTTGAGTCACAAAGAAAATGCTTTGGATCATAATCTATCCCATATGAATACTATCTATCTCAACAAGTAAATTATGAAAAAAATATTGTTTATAGCTCCCCATCTTTCCACAGGCGGATTACCTCAGTTTCTATTAAAGAAGATACAATCACTAATAAATGATTATGAAGTATATTGTGTAGAGTATGATGATATCACAGGAGGAGTTTTAGTTGTACAAAGAAAACAACTTCAAAAAATCTGTGGTAAAAGATTTTATACATTATCATCAAATAAGTTTGAGTTATTCAAACTGATCGATGACATAAAGCCTGACATTATTCATCTTGAAGAAATGCCTGAGTATTTTATGGATGTTAATTTAGCAACTAAACTCTATAATAAAGACAGAGAATATCTAATTGTAGAGACATCCCACGATAGTAGTTTTGATCCTAAAAGAAAAAGAGTTTTTCCAGACCAATTTACATTTGTCAGTAATTATCAAAAACAAAATCTGGAATCTCTTAATGTAAGTACGGATGTTATTGAGTATCCAATTGCAGTTAAATGTAGAAAAAATAGAACTGAAGGACTAAGGTTTTTGGGGTTGGATGAAAACAAAAAACACGTATTGCACGTTGGATTGTTTACACCACGTAAAAATCAAAAAGAATTTATAGAATATGCTCGGGCAATGGAAAAAGAAAATGTTCAATTTCATTGTTTGGGTAATATGGCTGATAACTTTAAAACCTATTGGCAACCATTATTAGAAAATTTGCCAAAAAATGTAAAAGTTTGGGGTGAAAGAAAAGATGTAGAAAACTTCTATAGTTGTATGGATCTGTTTCTGTTCACCAGTAGAGGACACGCTACCGATAAAGAAACAGCTCCAATCGTAATTAAAGAAGCTATATCTTATAATATACCATCTTTATTATATAACTTACCTGTTTATCTTAACCGATATAAGGTATTTGAAACTATTAAGTATTTGGACGAAACCAATTTTAATCGAAATGTAAAACTTATAAAAAATCAATTAGGAATGATCTCTGATTTGGAGGTTGTGAATTTGGTTTCAAATAAAACCGCAAGTAAAGATACAGTGGTTGTTATATCAACACATCCAAATTTTAAAGCTATAGAAGATACAACATTAGAATCAATTAACCAAGCTAAAAAAGCTGGTTATAAAGTTTTATTGACATCACACTATCCAGCTAGTGTAATCTTACAACAAGCAGCTGACCACTATGTTTATGACTCAAATAATCCTATTTTAAAACACAACTTTTATAATAGATGGACGTATGATTCAAATAATACCAAGATTAATTTGTATTTCCCACCATCTGATTGTGACAATTATCACGGCCTTGCTGTATTAATAAATTATTATAATGGTATATCTTTAGCAAATAAAATTGGATATAAAAATGCAATTTGTTTCAATTATGATATGATTATTTCAGATTCGGATTTTTCAAAGTTATATGACGTTGATGAAATACTTTCAAATAAGAAAGCATTTTTCTTTTATGATAAGGCGATTGAGGGAGATACATTTAAAACAGTATTTCACGGAATTAATACTCAATTCTTTTTGGAAAATTTTGAATATTATACACCCGAAACGTATATGAATTTTGTCACCTCAAAGAACATTTCAAACGGGTTAGAACAATTTTATTATAATAGACTAATCTCTCATAAAAATATTTTACATATAGATTATGCAAATAATGAAGAAACATATTTGAGTAATAGTAAGAATAATTTATTTTCAATGGTGGAATATCTATCTGTATTGAGAATGAAAAATGTAAATAAGTTTGGTGTTTTAACTTATATCAATAATAAGATAGATGGTAGAATAAATGAAATTATAATTAAAAAGAACGGAGAGATTATTAACAAATACTCTTACGATGTAGTAGATAAAGTTTGCTTTTATTTGGCGAATGATTTTGAAAATGATAATTTTTATGAAATCGAAAACAATTTGTACGATCAAAATAAAATTTTATTAAAGAGTTATAAAAAGTCGTTTAGACGATTAGAAGACATAGATATTAACGGTTCTATTGAAGTTACACAATGAAAATTATACAAGTTAATCTGGGGTTATTGCCTATTCCACCTAATGGATGGGGAGCAATTGAAAAAATTATTTGGGATTATTATCAATTATTAAATAATAAGGGATTGGAATGTCAGATAAAATATCTTAATGAAATTCAATATGCAGATGACGTAATTGTACACGTTCACGTAGCAAATCTTGCCAACGAGTGTCATAAACGTGGTATACCATATATATTCAGTTTACACGATCATCACGCTTACTTGTATGGTAAAAACTCCGTTGTTTATAAAGAGAATCTAGAAGCAATTGAGAACAGTGTAATATCAACTTGTCCGGCTAAATATTTAGTTGATTATTTTGGTAGTAAGAAACTGCGTTATTTTTCGCATGCGGTTAATACAACTGTATTCAAATGTAGAAATAATAAAAATCCAGTAAATAAATTGTTATGTGTTGCAAATAATGGATATGCCAATGACAAGTCCTATGATAGAAAAGGATTTACATATGCAATCAAAGCTGCTAAAGAATTAGGGTATCCAATCACAATCGCTGGTCCGTCGAATAATAAAAAATTCTTTGATACGTTGGATGCTGAATTAAATCAGTATGATAAACTCACTAAACTATTTGATTTAAATGAAGAACAATTAATCGATTTATACAATGACCACTCTATATTTTTACATCCATCCGAATTGGAAGCTGGTCATCCCAATTTAACTTTGTTAGAAGCAATGAGTTGTGGTTTACCTATAGTAGGTACATTTGAAGAAAAATCATATGATGGTATGATTGTTGTCGAACGTAATGTAGAACAAATAAAATCTGCTATACAAAATATAGTCAGTGACTATGACACATATAAAAATAAAGCACTTCAAACTGCTAATGTAAATTCTTATTTTAATCGTGTAGATCAACTAATCGATTTATACGATCAGTATACCGAAAGATTATTTGCTATCCGACATATTAATGTTTATGAAAATATAAAAAAGAATAACAAGAGTATTAAAACAAATGCTGTATTTAAGTATTCTTTTAACGATAATGCAAAAATAGAAGTCGATAATCCAATTGATACAGAACAAAGTTTTCACGTTACATTCTATAATAGCGATGATAACAGTATTAAATACGAAACAGATTTAAAACACAATTGGTGGGGAAGTTGCAATTTTACATATTATATTCCTTACGAAGTTCATATTAAAGATAATAAGACAAATGAATTGGTAGAAACTTATAAATTCAATTTGAAGAATAAGAAGGTATTAGTTGAATATGAAAGTTTTTCTTTGGGAGATCAATTGGCTTGGATGCCTATCATCGAACAGTTTAGAAAAAAACACGAATGTGATCTTTATGTAAAGTTGCCTTTAAAAAATATTTTTGAAAGCAAGTATCCAGAAATTAAGTTTGTTAACAACAACAAATATGTATCTGATGTTTTTGCTACTTACAAGTTGGGATTTTACGTCGATGAAAATGGAACAAATAATGATAGATGTAAATCCGATCCTAGAAAACAACCATTGCAAAAAATAGCAAGCGATTATTTGGGGTTGCCATACGAACCAGAGTTGCCTCTAATTGACTTTAAAGTAAAAGAACGACCACTAAAGAAACGATATGTTACTATTGCAACACAAAGTACATGTCAAGCAAAGTATTGGAACAATAAAGGTGGGTGGGAAAAAGTAGTAGAATATCTCAAGTCAAAAAACTTTGAAGTAATTTGTATTGATAAACATAAAGTATTTGGTAATGGAAAAGATTGTGTCAACAATATGCCATCAAATGCTTTGGATTATACAGGAGATAAACCACTGGAAGATCGTATGAATCAAATATACCACAGCGAATTCTTTATTGGATTGCCATCTGGTTTATCTTGGTTAGCTTGGGCAGTTAAAAAGCCAGTGGTATTAATCAGTGGGTTTTCTTATCCATACACCGAATTTGAGACCCCATATAGAGTACAAAATCATTCAGTATGCACAGGATGTTGGAATGATTCGTTATTTGACAAAGGAGATTGGAAGTGGTGTCCAAAATCAGATAAAAGAGAAGAATTTGAATGTACCAAACAAATAACTCCAAAAATGGTTATTGACGTTATTGATCAATTATTAATAGAACAAAATATTTAAAGATATAATAAATAGTTGGTTCTTGGATTTTTTCAGTTATATTTATAATTTAAATATAACTTTGAAAGGATATTAATATTATGCCAATACAAGAAGGCGGTAGATTCGCCCCAACACAAAATATAGTAAGCCCAGGTGTATTCACACGTGAAAATGACCTCTCCGGTCTGGCTCAAGGAGTAGCAAACATTGGAGGAGCAATTATAGCTCCATTCGCTGATGGACCAGCGTTTTTTCCAAATACAATAACTGACGTAGCTGACTTGGAAACAAGATTCGGTGTCGCTGATGGTGTGTATTATGGACCATACACAGCCAAAGAATATCTACTACAACAAGGTATCGTTACCGTTGTTCGTGTAGGTGGTCTTACCGGTTACTGGCAAAAGAGCCCATTGATCGTTTATGCTCAACCAGGCGTATGGAATCGTAACGGCGATGTCGGCGCTATTACAAACGACTCATTTATGTATTTGGATGATACTAATTATACATCCAATATTAAGTACACTCAAATAAGTTTGCCTCTTAACATCACAGGCTCATCAGCCGTAATAGGTAATATTGGATCCACTAAGTTTTTATCAGGATCTACGTTAACTAAAGCAACTTATTCAGAAATAAATACATTTTTATCAAGTTTGTCCGGATTCTCGGGTATAGCCAGTCTATCTCAATCACTACAAGCTTCAGCTAGTTTAGGAAAATTGTTTAAAGTTACCCCAAGCTATTTGGGCACTCAATTCAAAAACGCAGTTTTAGCTAAAGGATACACATACGGTGGATTGCCTGGCGCCGGTGCCGGGTTTGTACTAGCTGGATTTGATTTTGAAAAATCACGTATCAGTGGAAGTGTTACTGTAACAGGTGGAACGGGTGGAGCTAATAAACACAAATTGTTGTTTGATAGTGCTGTGTTTACTTCTATCGGTGGTTCTGGCAATGACGGTCCTACATATCCGACAGATAAACCATACGCTTATTTAACATCTTCGTTCACAAATAACACATACGGATTTGTTTTTGCTAAATTCACTTCGAATCAATCAAGAACATTTACAACTGCAAGTTTCTTATCTGCTTCTGCTCAATATGAATCACGTTATGACATTTCTCAAATTCAATTAAGTGGATCTATAAATGTAACATTTGGATCTGCAGCTGCTACAAGTTTAATAAACGCTGCATCTACAGATGGCACAGGAACATTAAGTGGTAGTATTTTATACGCTGGTCAAACAATTGCAATTGGTGGACTCGGTGGAGCTAATAGTTTAATCACACTTGTAAGAAAAGGTGTTGGTTATACATTAGCTACACCGGCCTTCAGTGGTTATTACTACTTAACTTCAAGTGTACAAGGACAAAACGTTTCAGCTGAAACAGCAATTTCAACAGCTTTTGCTGAAAGTACTACTACAGTTGCATTCTTATCGTCTTCTTACATCAAGAATTCAACTATAAATCAAAATACAAGTCTATTTAATGTTTCTTCTGGCAATCCAATACTTGTTAGTGGAAGTATAGCTTCTATCCGTGGGGAAGGAACATGTGTGGCTGGATTGGAACTTATAGGTGTAATTAGTGGTGCATTTGGAAAATACTCAGGAACATTCAGTCCAAATGGTACGAATAGCAATGACTTATGCAATCCAAATACATCAGGTCGTCAAAATATGATATTGGCAGTATTAGCAAATACCCAAAATGCTTCATCACAATTCACCAGTGATTATCAAGTATTTGGTTTCAATACCTCAACATTAAGCCAACTAACAAGTAGCACATTCCCATACAAGGGTGTAATTAATCCTAATGAAAATGTTTACAACTTGGCATTAAAATATAGTTATACAAATCCAGCTGGTGGCACTAGTGCCGGTACATATGGTTACTACGACTTCAGTTTGAATGAAAATGATAATAACTATATCAAAGAAGTATTCGGTGTAGATCCAACCGTTGGTAATCCTAACAAACAAGTTGCTGGTCAAAAAGTTGAAGCTGCTTATAACTACGTTCTATTCGAAGATAGCATCAAGAAGTTCGTAGCTGAAAAGACAAGTGCTTATGGATGGAGACTACAAGTAGGTACAAGTAATCTATCAGGAAGTTCTATTGTCGGTGAACCTCTAAAGTTCGTTGATCAATATAGTACTGATTTGAATAACGGCGATAGTCAATTCAGCATCACAAATGCTTCTACCCCTTGGATCTACAGTCAAAAGATTGCTCCATTCAAAGGTAGTGCTGATGTAGCCGCTCAACCAACTAAGTTCAAGTTGTTCAAAGTTCACACCTTGAGCGATGGTACACTAAGTAACACTAAGTTTAAGATTGAAATTAGCAACGTTAAGTTGGCTGGTACTGTTCCAGGCAGTGACTGGGGTAGTTTCACACTAGCAGTACGTGCTTATAGTGATACTGATAAGAAGCCAAAGTATTTGGAAATCTACCAAAACTTGAATTTGGATCCAGAGTCTGCAAATTATGTTGCTCGTAGAATTGGTAACAGATATGCATATATCACTTACGCTGGTAAATTGATTCAATTTGGTGATTTCACCACATTGAGCAAATATATCAGAATTGAAGCCAGTGACGTTTCTTACCCAGTAAGTTGCGTACCATACGGATTCGAATCATATAGTACCCCAATTGATAGTACTGCAAGTAACTATGTACCTGCTATACAATACAGTAAGGCAAGTATCTATGGTCTAGGTCCTGGTAAGTATCCATCTGGTACAGTATTTGGAAGTGTTCCAGGCACTGACAGTGAAATTCAAGCTCTATACCCAACATCTTCATTTGGTGTAGGTGTAGACAATAACACCAAACAATACTTCAAACCACTACCATACTACGGTGCATCTGATAGCAATGGTGTCAATATCGACTTCGATTTAGAAGATAAAGTATGGGGTACAACAAATAGCAAATTCTATGCTCAAGGTACATACGTGAGTACTGGATCACTACTATCTCCAAAATTGAGTGGTAGTATTCCAAGTGTTTACGATGCTGTAAATGAATCTACATATGTCAAACTACGTAAGTTCGTACTTGGATTCCAAGGTGGATTTGAAGGTCAATGGCCAGCAATTCCAATCAATGTAGGTAGTAATATTACAGCTGGTAATACACAAGGTCTAGATTGTACAAATATCAATAGCCCAGGTAGTATCGCTTATAAGCAAGCAATTGCTGCAATCGGTAATCCTGATGAATTTGATATCAACTTGATCGTAACTCCAGGTATCTTCCGTGAACAACACAGTTATGTTACCGAATTGGTAATTGATATGTGTGAAACTCGTCAAGATTGTTTCTACATTATGGATAACGTAGTGTTCCCAGCAAGCAATCAAACCGTGGGATTGATTGATGCAGCAATTAATACTGTTGCTACAATTGACAGTAACTATGTGGGTACTTATTATCCTTGGGTTAAGATCCTAGATACTAATACCAACAAGATTATCAGTGTTCCTCCTTCAGTGGTATTGCCAGCAGTTTACGCTGCTAACGATAACTCCGCTGCTGAATGGTACGCTCCAGCCGGTCTAAACCGCGGTGGTATTCCAACCGCTGTACAAGTACTTGATCGTGTAACTCACAGTGAACGTGATACCTTGTATGAAGGTCGTGTAAATCCAATCGCAGCATTCCCTGGTCAAGGTATTTGTGTATGGGGTCAAAAGACTCTACAAATCGCCCCAAGCGCTTTGGATCGTATCAATGTACGTCGTTTGTTGATCAACTTGAAGAAGTTTATCGCAAGTTCAAGCAACTACTTGGTATTCGAACAAAACGTTGCTTCTACAAGAAATCGTTTCTTGAGTATTGTAACTCCATATTTGGAATCAGTACAACAACGTAACGGTATCTACGCATTCCAAGTCAAGATGGATGCTGAAAACAATACTCCTGACTTGATTGACCGTAACATCCTCTACGGACAAATCTATATCCAACCAACTAGAACTGCTGAATTCATTATCCTTGACTTCAACATTCTACCAACTGGAGCAAGTTTCAACGTATAAGTTGAGTTAAACGCAATAACGAACCCCGCTTAGAAATAAGCGGGGTTTTTTATTTGTCTGGTATATTTATATATTATGATACGTTTGACTCAAATTATTGAAGATTTAACCAAACCACAGGTTAAAGAAGCAGTTGACCCATCTTTATTAAAATTAATCGATGAAGTTATTAACGATACCAATGTATTAGTTGTTAATAATTTAAAAATGGTAAAGGATATTTTGTCAAAAGAACCTATTGACAAAGCTAGATTAGATGTGGCTCTAAGCAACTATAAACGTTATTTTAATAGAGACAACGGTGGCACACCTGAAGTAATTCGTGGTATGACAATGCAAAATAAACTAGACGAATTATCAAAATGATTAGTTTAACAGATCTATTGTTAGAAGCCAAACTTCCTCAAAGCGAGCAAGATATGGATCTTTATGCTCGTAAATACAAGAAAACAATAGATTATTTACGTACCAAGAACAAAGTACTATTGTTAACTACCAGTAATAGATGGAGTCAACACAAAGACGATGTTCCAAAGAGTACTCAATTAGCAATCAAAATACAAGAATTATTGGGTAAAGAAAAAGTCACATTGATTGAAGTACCCAGTTTAAATATAGCTCCTTGTGAAGGCAATGTTAGTAGCAATTTAAAATATGACGGAAATCATTGTGGTGTTGCAAAAGCATTATTAAAAGATAAAGAAAAGAATCCAAGTGGATATCATCGTTGTTGGGCAAGTCTTAATGAAAAAGGGGATGAACTTTGGAAGATTACCAAAGAACTATTTGAAAGTGATTGTGTAGTATTTTTTGCAAGTGTTAGATGGGGTCAAGCCAATGGTTACTATCAGAAATTAATTGAAAGATTAACTTGGATCGAGAACAGACACTCTACTCTTGGAGAAAAGAATGTTGTAAAAGACATTGAAGCTGGATTTATTGCGGTTGGACAAAATTGGCACGGTAAACAAGTTGTAGAAACACAAAAAGCAGTATTAGGCGATTATTACCAATTCAAAACATCAGATGTATTGTTTTGGAATTGGCAATTTACACAAGATGATACAGACGAAGCCAAACGTTCGTATGATAAAGCAATTAAAGTATTTGATAAAACATTTTTAAAACCATATGATAAGGCTGAATAATATATTAAAAGAATGGCTTAACGAGATAAAATATACTCCGGATCAAGCCATTAAAATATTAGCAAAATTTGGAATACGCGGTGCGGATAGATTATCGGATGATGAGTTGAAGAAACAATTCAGAAAAATTGCTTTTAAACATCATCCAGATGCCGGTGGTAAACACGAAGATTTTATACAAATAAACGCGGCATATGAAACATTGACACAACATTTAAAGCCCGTACAACGTGGTGCAGATGATTCTGACGCATCTCAATCAGATAATGATTATGGATATTCGCCCGATGAATTAGACGCTCTTCGTAAAAGAGCAACAGAAGTTAAGAAAGTATTTGATGCAATGAAGTCGGATATTCGATTTGTCGAGTTAACCAACGGAAAATATCCAGCTATGGAATTTTTCATAAGCGATTTAAACGCGGCGAATCAACGTGATCCACATTTAAAAACATTATTTATAAATTTATTTGATAATAAACAGGGTATGGCTAGAATACAGATATTTTATGATACCGAAGAAAATAAATATGTAGCAGCTGCTGGTGGAACAATTTCTGGTGCTGGAGGTGAATATAATTCGATTGATGATATGATCAACGACATATATAAGAATTCAATTAAGTGGTTGGCTAAATATAGAAAACCTAAAAAGTAAATAAAATAGAAATATGATAAAGCTTAATAACATTTTAAGTGAAGTAATTAAAGAAGGTGGTGCTGGAGGTCATATGGCACATCCATTTGATTTTGTAAATACAGGAGCTAAATTAGTGGATGTATTTTCTAAATCTGTAAAGTCTTTGAAACAGGGTGCTGGTAGTGTTAAAATAGACGGTGTAAATGCTAGTATTCGTTTAGTAAATGGACAATTCGTAATGGATCGTGGTAGTGCAAAACCACTTGATATTAAAGGGATGAGACCTGAGGATTTGCCTAGTCGATTTGAACCTGGTCACGGATTCATTAATATTGGCACTAAGGTAATTAATATCTTTGATGAAGCTATTCCTACTACCAAATCCGAATTAAAAACGCTTGGGTTACTAGATAATCCTAATATACTATTCAACATTGAATATGTAGAGGGACAAACAAATGTACTTGGATATGGTGAGATTGGAAACTTTTTAGCTATTCACGGATTGAAAGAAATTAAGCCAAAAACATTTGGTAAAGATGGAAGTGTTAAATCAAGAGAAGCTGTTGAAATACCATATGATAAAACCGCAATGCAGTCTTATATAAACAAATTAAATAAGGTTGCTATGAAGAGTGGTTTTAAAGTCTTGGGTAGCATTGACACTACTTTCAAATCAGAACCAAAACTAGCAAGCGTTTTGACGCAGCCAGTTACATTGTATCCCACTGGCGAAGCTGTAACTAAGTCTTTGAAAGATTGGTTAAAAGGATTAAAGTTTAAAACTCCTCTTATTACCCGTGAACAATTTTTAAAAGCGGTAGATAGTAAGAATATCAGTCAAGATTTTCCAGGTCAAGATGTAAATAAAATAGTTAATGATACTATTGTTTATCTAACCACAATTAAATTGGGAGATGAAATATTAAAAAATGCTACCAGTGAAATTGGAGACTTGGAAAAACATGAAGGTATAGTTGTGAGAGACTCAAGTATTTATGGTAATCCATTTAAAATTACAGGAAGTTTTATTATAAAAGGTCTTGGAAGTAAGTTTAAGAAATAAATTAAATACATATTTGTTATGAAGAAAGCATCAGGTAAAAGTAATCTAGGCATTGTTAAAGATTATCTAGAAGGTAATCGTCCATTCGTACAAGTTGGCTATGATGCCAATTTAGAGAATAATAAACGCAAAGAAGGTGACGAATGGGAGGACAGTCAAGGTCGCAAGTGGATATGGAAAAATGGAAGCAAACGAAGAATTTCGAAACGTGCTACCATTATCAACGAACAACGTTGTAAATGTTGTAATGTGGATGTTCGTTGGGGCAATTATTTAGATGATCGTGTTTGGCCCAAAACAGGATATTGTTATGATTGTTTTATCGATTTCCAAACAAATCTTAAATTGATTGGAATGTTTGAAGTTTATAACGAATTGCAAGATTTTAAAAATGAACGTGGTATTTTAGAAGATTATAAGAAAAAGTTTGAAGAAAGTAAAAAGTTTTGTGAAGAAAATAAAGATAAAGATGTTACATTTCTTGAGGAAGATGGATCGTTTGAAAAGTGGGATGGTAATATAGATTACAATAAAATATTTGAAGATTTGACAAAGGATATAGGTGTTATTGACGTTCGATTGGAAGAATTGAATCTTAAAATAAAAGAGTACGAAGAGAAATATGAGTCAGCCAAATCTAAGAGAAATAATAAAGCAGGAGTATAAGAAGTGTATTGAGGATCCTATATACTTCATGAAGAAGTATGTGAAGATTCAACATCCTATTAGAGGTACCGTTGGATTTGAACTTTATCCATTCCAAGAAGAGGCTTTACAAGACTTCGTTGATAATCAGTTAAACGTTGTTCTTAAGAGTCGTCAGATGGGCATCAGTACCCTTACAGCCGCTTATGGGCTGTGGTTAATGACGTTCCACAATGATAAAAATATTCTTTGTATTAGTATTACCCAAGAAACTGCAAAGGAAATTGTTACCAAAGTTAGATTTGCTAATGATAACTTACCAAGTTGGCTTAAGGTACCTTGCGTAGAAGATAATAGATTATCATTGCGTTTAAAGAACGGTTCTCAAATCAAAGCAGTATCTTCTGCTGGTACAGCTGGTCGTTCTTCTGCACTATCATTACTAATCATCGACGAAGCTGCATTTATTGATGGAATCGAAGAAATTTGGTTGTCTGCTCAATATACACTGTCTACCGGTGGTAGAGCTATTGTATTAAGCACTCCAAATGGCGTTGGTAATTTTTTTCATAAAACTTGGGTTGAGGCTGAAGAAGGTAAGAATAATTTTAAGACAATTAGATTGCCTTGGCATCTACACCCAGAACGTGATCAAGCTTGGAGAGATAAACAGACAGAATTATCAGGAGTAAAAGGTGCAGCACAAGAATGTGATTGTGACTTTAGTACATCTGGTAATCAAGTTGTAAGTGTAGACGTTCTTGAGTTTTACAAACAAACCTATCTAAAAGATCCCGTTGAAAAACGTGGGAATAATCAAGACTTATGGATTTGGGATTATCCCAATTATAGTAAAAATTATATATTAACAGCTGACTGCGCTAGAGGAGATGGTGGAGATTTTAGTGCATTCCACGTTATAGATATAGAAACAATGGAACAAGTAGCTGAATATAAAGGTCAGTTAACTACAAAAGATTATGGCAATTTATTGGTTAGTGTTGCTACTGAATACAATAATGCTTTGTTGGTAGTGGAAAATAACAATATAGGATGGGCTACATTACAACAAATTATTGATAGAGATTATCAAAATACGTTTTATAGTGCGGCAGATTTGACCGTGGTTGACGTAGAAAAAACATATTCCAACAAATTAAATACAGCTGATAAAAAGTTAATTCCTGGATTTGCTACAACTAGTAAAAATAGACCTTTAATTATAAGTAACTTGGAATTATTTTTTAGACAAAAACAAGTTATAATGAAGTCCAAAAGACTATATGAGGAACTGAATGTATTCATTTGGAACGGACCAAAAGCAGAAGCTATGAAGGGATACAATGACGATTTGGTTATGGCAATTGGAATTGGTTTGTGGGTACGTGAAACTGCTTTGAAACTTAGAAACGAACAAATAGCTTATAATAAGGCTATTGTTTCAAAAATATCAAAAGTAACAAGTCAAATTTCAATTCCAAAACAAGTGAGTGCTGTACCTGATCACCACAAAACTATGGATTTCACCGTTAATGACAAAAAAGAAAGTTTAACTTGGTTGTTGTAAATACTTATATACTATAGATAAATAATATGTCAGATAAATCTTTTCAAGAATTAAGAAGTCGATCTTTGTTTGCTCGTTTGAAACGTTTGTTTTCAAATGATGTGATTGTTCGTAACGTTGGTGGTAAAAAATTAAAAGTTATCGACACTGATGAAATTCAGTATGCTACAGATCGTAATAGTTTAAGAGACCGTTTTAATAGATTACGTACAACTTCGTATAATCAATATACCAGAGATTTCAATTTATCATATCAAAGTAGCCGTGTTGAATTGTTTAGAGATTATGATACGATGGATATGGATCCAATTCTTGCATCTGCATTGGACATTTATGCGGATGAATGTACAACCCGAAATGAAATGGGTGAAGTAATTCACATCAAATCTTCCAACGACGAAATTAAGAATATTCTACACAATTTGTTCTATGATATTCTAAATATCGAATTTAACCTGTGGAGTTGGGCACGTTGTATGGTTAAATATGGCGATTTTTACCTACGTCTTCATATTAGTCCTGAATATGGTGTTTATTTGGTAGAACCATTGAGTACATATTATGTAACCCGCGTAGAAAATGCACATTTAACCAATAAAAACTTTGTTAAATTTCAAGTCAATTTGCCATACGGAAACAAATTGGAAGATTTGGAAAACTATCAAATTGCACATTTTAGATTATTGAGTGACAGTAACTTTCTTCCATATGGAAAAAGTACTTTAGAAGGTGCTCGTCGTGTATGGAAACAATTGAGTTTGATGGAAGACGCAATGTTAATTCATCGTATTATGCGTGCTCCTGAAAAACGTATTTTCAAAGTTGATATTGGTAATATTCCACCAAACGAAGTTGATAATCATATGCAACGCATTATGGACCAAATGAAAAAGGTTCCATATTTGGATCAACAAACTGGAGATTATAATTTAAGGTTCAATCTACAAAACATGGTAGAGGACTTTTTCTTGCCAGTTCGTGGTAGTGATAGTGGCACTAGTATTGAAAATTTATCTGGATTGGAGTGGACAGGTACAGATGATATTGAGTACCTTCGTAATAAAATGATGGCAGCACTTAAGATACCCAAAGCATTTTTGGGGTATGACGAATCCTTGAGTGGTAAAGCTACATTGGCAGCTGAAGACATAAGATTTGCTAGAACAGTACAACGTATACAACGTATTATGGTTAGCGAATTGAATAAAATTGCAGTTATTCATTTGTATAGTCAAGGATATAGAGATGAGTCGTTGGTAGATTTTACGCTTGAGTTGACTAATCCATCCACTATCTTTGAAAAAGAAAAAATAGATGTATACAAGAGTAAAGTTGAACTTTGCAAAGATATGCAAGAACAAAAAGTATTTTCTAAGAAGTGGATTTATGAAAATATTTTCGGTTTGTCAGATCAAGATATGATATCCTTACAAAAGCAACTAATTGACGACGCTAAAGGAAATTATAGATTTAAGCAAATTGAAGAAGAAGGTAACGATCCAGCTTTGTCATTTTTAAATAAGGACGATAAAGGCGACCAAGGTGCAGGTGGTGGATCTGAGCCAGGTCCAGGAGCTGAACCTGGAGCAAATTCTGCTCCAGAAAGTGGAGCTGAAGCTGGTGGTGCGGGTGATACAGAAACTAAAGCTGGTGCTGAAAAATCAACTCCACCAAAATTAGCAGAAAAACGTGATCAAACAGGCAGAAAAGATGCTAGTAAATATCCATTTGGAGAAGATCCTCTCGGCACATTGGAAAACAATAGACGCAGTGATTTATCAGTATCACACAAATATAAGAATGGATCTCCGTTGTCATTGGAGTCTATTAAGGGATTGACCGATTTGTTGAAAACATTGGATCAAGAAAAAGAAATTTTAAGAGAAGGAAACGAAAAATCTTTTATGGATGAACAAAATATAAAAGAATAGTATAATTCCTATATATTTAACCACATTGATTATATTTATAAATAATAATAAATAATATGCACAAGAAAGCAAAACATTCGAAATTCAAGAATGCTGGAATATTGTTTGAACTACTCACTCGACAAATAACAGCCGACATTCTAGCGGGAAGAGATGAATCATTTACTAAAAATTTAATGTTCAAGTACTTTCACGAAAGTAAAGAACTTGGAAAAGAAGTGCAGCTTTATAATTTTATTTTACAACAAAAAAGTAAAGACGCATCATCAGGTGAAAGACTTTTGAATGTTGTGTTGCAAACACGATCCAAGATCGATGAACGTGAATTGAATAAACAGAAGTATAATATCATCAAAGAGATTAAAGAAAAGTATAATATTGATGAATTTTTAAAGAACAAGATTCCAAATTATAAGTTATACGCATCTATTTATAAACTATTTGAAGATCAAGATAAAAGTGAGGCTAAGTTTGAAGTTTCTGAGTTATTGGAATCGAGAGAGTATATCATAGAAAATTTGACAAAAGAAAAGAAGTCAGATCAAGAATCAATGGATGTTTATGGAAATCAAAGTGCAGAAGTAAGATTGTTAGCATATAAGTTTTTAATTGAGAATTTCAATACCAAATACAACAATCTATTGCCTGATCAAAAGAAACTATTGAAGGAATATATTACCAATGTTTCTAATTCCAGTAAATTTACTAAGTATGTCAATGAAGAATACAAAAGAATCAGTGTAGTATTGAAGGATCAAGTTAAAAATGTTACATCCGAAGTGGTTAAGATTAAAATAAACGAAGTTATTAGTCAATTTTCCACCAAGTCTTGTACCGGTGTAATTAAAGAAAATCAATTGACTTCTTTATTGAATGCATATGAGTTGGTAGAAGAAATTAAAAAGATTGATGTTAAAAATGAAACAAAATCTTAAAGAAAAGATTAAATCAATTTTAGCCAAATTAAAGACTAAAAATGAAGCTAGCACAACAGGCACCGGTCCAGTTGCATCTGGTCCTGTTGCTGTTGGTGGCGATGCTGCTAGAACACCATTTGCATTTAGTCGTCGTGGACCAGGAAACGTTAGAGCCGCAACACAATTAGGATATAAGTTGGCTAAACCTATCAAAAGAAGTCCTGGTTATAAGTTGGAAAATCAAATGTATAGTGGTCCAGCTTACGCAACACCCGCACAATCAATTGAATTAGGCGATACGTATACTGATGAAAATGGCTTGGTTCAACACAATGATCCTGATATGGATCCTAATTTAATTGGGTATAAACAAGGTTCTTTACCTGTGACCGAAGGGTTCAATGGTCTTAAATACGAACAAGAAACCAAACCTGCTGCTCCTCAACCACAACCCGCACAACCAACTCAGCCCGCTCAACCTAAACAACCAGCATCTGTAGATTTAAAAACATACGATGTTCTTCCTGACTTCACTGCATTTGATACGAAACTAAAAGGTTCAACTGAAGCATTGAAGAACAATCTACAAAAGTCGATCCAAGACAAAATCTTGGGTAAGAAAATTGTGGTTAGAGCCAGCAAAGGATATAAACAGCCTGAAACAGATTATACAATCAATGTGACAGGTGTTGCAATTGATTATTATTATGATAGATACGTCATCATAATTATTGGTCGTGAAGAAAATAAACAAAAGGTAGCTAAATTCTTCATTAAACCAGGATTTAAACTTAAAATTTTAGGTAATGCTGATAATTTGAAGCCAAGGGATCAATATCAAGTTGCTAAATCAAAAGCATTAGTTGAACCAGAAAGTCAACAAAATGTTGTTCCATCAAACAAAATAACCGCTGATAAAGAGGATGTAACTACTCCCGATCAGGCTCAAAATACACAACCAGGAACAACACAACCTAAAGCTTAACATATATGAAACAAGTACTGATAGATATTCTACCATTTGAATTCAAAAAAACATCTTTAAATGAATCTCTTAAAGATGGAAAATTATACGTAACCGGCGTATTACAACGTGCCGATGCAAAAAACCAAAACGGCCGTGTATATCCAGAAGATGTACTAAAAAGAGAAGCTGAAAAGTATATGCAAAATTTCGTTAAACAACGCCGTGCTATGGGTGAATTGGATCATCCAGAATCATCTGTTGTTAACTTAAAAAATGTAAGCCATAATATCGTAGATATGGGATGGGAAAATAAAGATTTGGTTGGTACCGTCGAAATTCTTCCTACACCAAGTGGTAACATATTAAAAGATTTATTGCAATCCGGTATTCTTTTGGGTATTAGTAGTCGTGGATTGGGCAGTGTAAAGAAAGATATGAGAGAAGGAGCTGATGTTGTACAAGACGACTTCGACCTAATCGCATTTGATTTTGTAAGCAATCCAAGTACCCAAGGTGCTTTTATGTATCCACAAGGTAAAATCAACGAAGGCGTTGATCAACACAGAACAATTATTAACCCATATAATAACGTTGAAAGAATTATCCACAACATTCTATCAGAACTATAATATTTATAAAGTATGAAATTAAAACATTTACTAGAAAACTCTACTGAAGTAGCTTATAGCTCTCTCACCAAAGAAGAAAAATCAAAAATGGTTGGGGCTATTAAATCTTACAACGAATATCGCAAAGGATTAAAAGCCGATTGTGTATATGAAACCGCACAAAAAATTATGGAGGCTGTTAATTTAGCAGAACGATATGCCATTAAAGAATGTGGCGATTGGATGCAAGCCAAAATGGTTGAACGTGATATGAAAGAAATCAAGAGAGATGCTTCTAAAATGTATGAAGAAGCTCAAAAGATGAAAGAAATTGAAAAACAACTTGAAATGTTGTATGAACAAGTTGGTATGAGATTGGAACGTTATTTTGAAATTGCGGATTCAATGAGTGAAGCTCCGCAAGCTTATCAAACACAAGCACAAACAAGCAACGTTAGTATCAATTCATCGGTACAGAATCAATAAATTTGATCATCGAATCAAAAGATTCAAAAACATATCTTCTATTTGCTTCTAGTACATAACCTTCGTCTGTTTTATAGACGTAGGTTTTTCTTTTTTCGTTGATCATATCCAACGACGGAACTTCTATTTCCGAAAACATTCTGTATTCGTCGTCTATACGAAAGTTCATTTCACCCAATAGATCTATTTCTGTAAAATTCCACCCATTTGGGTTATCTATATCTTCAAGTTTATACATTTTTTCTTCTTCAAAATTATCATTATTGATGAAATTAATTAACTTTGGAGATTTGTGCTTGTTATAACTATTATTCATTTCACGCACGTCCGGATTTGAATAAGCGTTTTCTTCGCCAGTTCTTTTTATGAACTTATAATTATCTTTGGTAGAATTCATATGTTTAGAAAAGTTGGGATTAAAATTATAGGCCATAAGAGTTAATTCTATCTATAAAGTCTGCTAAGGCTTTTGTTTGTTCGTAATCTTTGTCTTTGTCTATACTAGTACTTAACATACTAAATATTTCTTTTTCAGGACGATCAGGATAAGTTCTTTGTACAAAACAGGCATAAACAATTAAATTTTCATTTTTTTGATCTATTAATTTTTTAAACACATACTTTTTTGTACTGCCATTACTGAATATTTCAGTTTGCATTTGTGTGTTTTCTGGTGCATTTGGAATAAAATTGGTTTTTCCAAATCCACTAAATCCATTTTGCTTATTTTGAAATATCAACATTTCTTTTTTGATAAATGGAACTCCTTCGTTTTCTTTCAATACTTGGTTAAAAGATTTTCCTTTAATAATATCAAAATCACTCAGTGAGTATTCAGCTTCTTTGAGACTTTTTAATATTTCTTTCAATTTGGTAAAATGTTTAACACTACTTGGTTTTATAGTACGTGCCATTTTACGAACTTGTGGAGATACTTCTTTTGATTTAATTCCACCTTTTTGTAAGGCTCTTACCAATCTGAATAGTCTTGCTTGCTTTTCGCTTTGTGCTGGCATATATCAATAAATATAAAATATTTTGATATGTTTACATTTTTAATTATATTTATTATTCAAATACATCATTCTTTGATGTGACAGCGATTTATCTTCTTTGGAGTTCTTCAATAGCTTCATAAACAAATAACAATAAGAAAGGCAGAAATATAATTATGAGCGATCTATTAAAAGAAAGTATTGCGGATGCAAAGGCTGTTCGTGAAACAGCATTGGCAAATGCAAAAACCTTCCTTGAAGAAAGTTTTGCAAACAGCATGAAAGAAATGTTTGCTGACAAACTCAAAGAAGAAATGGCAGAAGAAGGCGCCGAAGAAGAAGTCAAGATTGAAGAAAAGCTTGGATCTTCTAACATCGGTAAAGATGATGGTTTAACAGCTAAGACTACAAAACCAGTAAAACCATCGCCTGTTTCTAATAAAAACACAACTGCAGCAGGTAAACAAGAATTCGACGCAAAGCTTGAAGAAGAAGCTGCGGTTGAAGAAGGCACCGAAGTAACCAGTGAAGAACTAGATGAAATTCTAGCTGAATTGGAAACTGAAGTATCCGAAAAAACAGAAGCTGACGAAGAAGCTTCTTCTGAAAAAGGCGACGACGTTGACGAATCTATTAATTTAGACGAACTTCTAGCAGAACTAGAAGCTGAAGATTCCGCTGCGCCAGCACCTGCTCCAGCACCAGTTGATCCAGCTGCTCCAGCACCTGTTGATCCAGCTGCTCAAGTACCAGCTGCTCCAGCTCCAGCACAAGTTCCATCTCCATCTGAAGGAGAAGTTACTGCTGAAGAAATGGCAGAAGCTTTGGTTGCTATCAATGAAGAAAACGAATCTCTTAAGAAACAACTATCAGAAGCTCTAAGTACAGTTAAGTTTATGAAGGGCGTTCTATCTGAAACTAACCTATTGAATGCTAAGTTGCTTTATACCAACAAGTTGTTCAAGGGTAAGAGTTTGACCGAAGATCAAAAACTTAAGATCATTAACACTTTTGACTTGACCAAGAACATTCGTGAAGTCAAGTTGGCATATACAGTTTTAGCCGAATCATTTAATTCCGGTGCATCAGTTGTCAAGAAAAAGACAAATACAACTGCTCAAGCTATCACCGAAGGTTTGGCAAGCAAACCAGTATCATCTACTAAGCCTGATTCTACCATTGTAGAACCTCAAGCTGAAGTGATGACTTCAAGATTCCAAAAACTCGCAGGAATCAAGAAGTAAAATTAGTTTGCGAGTAAAAACCTAACAGTAATTAAATATAGAAAGATAAAAATATGAGTATGGATGTAAAAAGTCTATTGACAAACAATATGAATCCACAAGCCAAATTGATGGCTGAAACACGTGGACTACAATCAAAATGGGAAAAGACAGGCCTTCTAGAAGGTTGCGCTGGTGTCGAAAAGGCACATATGTCAATCCTATTGGAAAACCAAGCAAAGCAATTGCTTGACGAAGCAACCACAACTGGTACTTCCACCAGTTCTGAACAATGGGCTGGCGTAGCTCTTCCATTGGTTCGCCGTGTGTTTGCTGAAATCGCTGCGAAGGAATTCGTAAGCGTTCAACCAATGAACCTACCAGCAGGTCTAATTTTCTATCTAGACTTCAAGTATGGTACAACCGCTCCTGGTACCGATTTGCGTAACTTGAACAATGGTAGTTCCGTAACTACCCGTGCTGGTAAGCAATTGAATGACAGTTTGTTCGGTGGTACAGGCAAGAAGTTGGGTTCAACCGATGACGCTGTACGTGGTCTATACGGACAAGGTGCTTATGCATATTCAATCCGTCCAGTAAGTAGCTCTGCTATTACACTCGCTAAGAGTGCAACCGCAACCGCAATTGGTAACACAATTCAAACCGCTTCTTGGAACGACGTACAATTCGCTGCCGAATTGAGTTCTTCTGTAGTTGCTAAGAAGTTGTTCAAAGTTATCGTAAATCACGATGACAACACTACTCCTGTAGTTGGTCAAGGATATATGTACAATGTTGATTTGAATGCAGTACGTTCATTCAACTTGATCTCAGCTTCCGCATTGCCAACTTCTCTACAAAGCAGTGGTTTGGTATTGAACACCTACGCCAAAGCAATCAACACCGGTAGTTTGAGCAATCCATTCTATCAATCTGTATACATCGTATCCGCATCTAACAGTGCATTCGGCGGTGCAGCAAGCAAGGTTAAGTTGATCTATAGCCTACAACCTACCGACAACCTACGTGGTGACTTCGAAGCTGGTAAGACAGCAGGTGAAGGTTCCGGTACCGCTGGTAACGTTGCTACACAAAGCATCGATACCGATATCAGTATCCCAGAAGTTAACTTGGTACTAAACAGCGAACCAATCGTTGCTAAGACCCGTAAACTAAAGGCAGTCTGGACCCCAGAATTGGCTCAAGACTTGAACGCATATCACTCTATCGATGCAGAAGCAGAACTTACTGCTCTATTGAGTGAATATGTTTCTATGGAAATCGATCTAGAAATCCTAGAAATGTTGAACGAAGCCGTTGAAGGTGTAACTACCGAAGCTTGGTCCGCCCAAATTGGTGTTGAATTCAGCAAGGGATTGAATGCAACTACTGGTGAAGCAGTCTTCACACGTAATGCAAACAGTTCACCAAACCGTACTGCTTACGTAAAGAGCACTTGGTTCCAAACTCTTGGAAACAAGATTCAAAAAGTATCTAACACAATCCAAAAATTGACCCTACGTGGTGGTGCTAACTTCTTGGTCGTAAGTCCAGACGTAGCAACCATCTTGGAATCAATTCCATCAA